GTTGCACCGTGCCCTATTGCGTTTCCGGTTCCGTTTAATCGAACAAGAGGATGGCGAGTCCCGCAAATCAGACAAGGAGGGCGTGGATCTGCAACAACACTTTCCCAGTGTTGGTGCCCTTCACGTCACCGGCTTGGCATACCAGAAGATAGCACGACGGTTTCTTCTTATTACCGTTGACTTGGGTCAAACACGAACGTCACTGGGTGTTAGAGTAGTTTGCCATACCAGGGTCTGTTTTTGTATTTTCCAGTTTTCTTATTTTTCAAATTTTCTGATTTTTAATATATATAGAATCAAAAATTGGCGTCCTTATGCCAGGACACCGTTCTCCGGATTGATCTGCTGAAGTGTGTAGCGACAAATGCCATTAGATGTCGGGTAGGTCCATGCAGACAGCGTGAGAGTACCATCCCCGGAGCCCGCAACATAAAGGACGAACATCAACGTCTGTTGTTTGATAGTGCCAGTCTCAATATAGAAACTGGCCGCTGCCGTACTCCAAATGATATTATGCATGTAACGCAAACCCGCCAAAGCTGGTGTAGGCGCCGTGACAGTAGCGGCATCATTGGCCCCATCCAATTCCATGGTGAATAGAAAGGTGGATCCAATGTACCGCTTAGGTATTGTCAACACGCAAGCACCCGCAGTCGAAGTAATTCCAACGCCGGGCATATTATCCCAGCGCGTGAAATTAGAGGACGAGAGTGGCCCATTAGTAGTAAAGTCGAAGGCACTTATAGTGTACCCACGCGCATATGGCAGCGTGGCACCAAGCACCACACCTAACTGCTCCTTGAAAAAGGTGATGTCATAGCTGATCCAAAGCTCGCCGCACACCTGGGATGCTGTAGCACCCTCGGTGGCAACTTGCAAATTGCAAAGATCATAGAAACGCCGTGAATCACCGGTGGGGTATGCCCCACCCTTACAATTCAACACCCGAGTGAACCGCTCATTGAGGCTACACTCAATCGGGTGAATGAGGTCACGAGCACAATTGCCCGAGACGCAAAACTGTGAGTTCTCCATCTCAATCTTGGAGCCGTATGCAGTATCATACACGTCGTAGTCGGAGGCAATGGTCACAGATCCTAACGAGGCAGTGCCCGAATAAGAAGAGGACAATGACTTGTAAACAACAACAACCCCATTGGGCTGCCATTGGTCATAATTTGATGCAATCTGGCACAACCAAGGGAACGCGAGAATATTGCCAGGATTAATGGCATAACTCACATTCTGGAAAGCACCAGCAATATTACTTGCAACAACATTGCCAAGAAACTCACGATGAGTAACGCGGACACCACGTCCGCGATTTCCGAATGACGGTGCGGAATCTACCGCAGCGCCAACGCTCGCGAGGGAATTGGTCTTAACCTTATAATCCCCAACACCAGCGATTTTCCCCAGGAACCGGCCAACATCACTGCCGACCTTACGGTTGCCCAGGCGCGCTCCAACAGTGCCCCCAAGGCTCTGCATTGGATGATCCGCAAAATTCTCGATTGCCTTGACCTTCTTGAGGACGCTCTTCACTTTCCTCTGGATCGACTTCGCTTTCTTCATCGAAAGATCCAAAAAGCCAAACGCAAAAACAAAGAATGCGGTGATAAACTGAAATTTTAGTATGCAAAAATCAAAACTCAAAAATGAACTCGCTGTGCACGGCCAAGTGCAGGATCGTTAAACTAATTATCGACTTCAAAACAGGTCCAACGATCATAGGGACACACGCTACGCCACCCACGACCGGTGTCCATATTCCGTCGTGGGGCAATGCTTAACATCTTCGATGAATGAGGGGCAGCACATCCTCTCATAAGATCGTTCCAACGAAACCTGCATATCAGGTGTTATGCCGAACGCCAAGTAGAAAGACCACCTAGCATGGTCCATCACCGTCCGGTCACGAGGGGTCAACCCTTGAGCTAAAAACCACATACCAGTCTCCCGACTGCTGTGATTACCAAACCCACGGGCACCCTCCCCCCACCTTCGCAACATTCCGTAGTAAGCTTGCACCACCGGAACACCGGCGGTCAACGCAGCACCACAGTCACCAATATCTTTAAACCAATTTTTGGCCGCAGTAACATTTGGGATAGGAAGTATAGAATTAGAATCTTTATCCAGACACTCAGGAAAGTTGCGTACCATGACGTATTGTTCCCCGTTGTGGACCGGATGCATGTGGCAGAACTCAATCTTCTCCACAACGTCAACCGGCGCTTCCACCTTCATAGTAAATCCCATCTGTTTAAACCAATC